CCGCGTCACGCCCTTCAAACGGCCCGCCAAACGGCACGCCCAGAACATGTAATAACGGCGAATCGTACTCGTCAAAATTCTTCAGCCGCTTTTCAGCAGGCCTCTTTACTTCCTGAATATCGGTTCTGATTTTGATTTTCAATGTGTCCATGATGTAAGCCCTGTTAACAAAAAAACTGCCAGGCAACGCGCCTGGCAGCTCTTCGCTGTCCTAAACGTCTTAGTCGTTTAATGTCTTATTCAGTTATGACTATTATAACATTATATCCTATCGATTGCTTTCTGTATCTCTTTCACCACATCGCCCATATTGTTCTCCGCGATGGTCTGCGCAGGAATCCAGCCAACCGCGCCCATGTATTTTGATTGTCCGTCCCTGTCCTGCACGTAAGGCGCGTAGGGCGTATTCGCGCCGCTGGATATAATCGCCTCTAACTCGCCACCCTCTTTTACAAACCAACCGCGCCCCAAGTCGCCAGACCTGCGCGATGGGGTTTGATGTATGCCAACCGCGAAAAACCAGCGCCTTTGCGCATCGCTAACGAATGTCGTGCCGTAAACCGAAGCGCGGGACGGCCTGTTTACCGGCGGGTATTTCGCAATCTTGCCCTTGATGGTATCCGCGCCAGCCAACAGCGCCGCCTTTATTTGCGGCATGATGCGCCCAAGCTGCTCGATGGTTTTATCCGTACCGATGATAGTGACTTTGCTCATTCAATCACCACCATCTCATGATTCACCCAGCACCGGCAGCGCGGATGCGCCGGGGGAAACTCGCCATCTTCTATCGGTTTGTCATGTCTCTCGCCGCACACCGGACAAACCCGTTCGTCATTGGCCGTCTGCCAAATCGGGGTCATTCTGATATTCGGATTGGCGCGCTCGATTTCATCAACCAGCGCGCGCTCGCCCTCAACCGCCGCGCGGGTCACTTCTGTTATCGCAATCATTTCAGCGCGGACGGGTCCAAACGCGGGGGTCAGTAAATCTATCAGTTCTTTCTTGGATAGCGCATCGCGGTAATAAATGTCAAACGCATCCTGTACCACTCGCCTTGTTCTGTCCGTCAGGCCGCTTACCAAATCAAAAGCATAAGTTCCCGCCCAATCAATAGACCGCTGATTGATCAGCCCCCATTCAATCCCCATTTGTATTTCACGCACCAGGATAAGCGCCTGCCCCTGGTATATGTCCGCAAGAACGGGGATCACCACGCCGCGCATCTCTTTCCCGCCGTTGTCCCAAAAATCTAACGGTACGCTTGCCAAATCCGGCGGGTCGCCCATTAAATCAAGCAGTTCGCGCAGTTGGCCTCTGAATTGGCCGCCAACCGCACGCGCCAGCCGTTCTTCCAGTTCTTCACGATTGGGGATGTCGCTCATGGATAATCAGTCCACCGCTCCGCATCTGCAAATATCGACCTAATGGCGTCTTTGGATTCTGCCTTCTCCAACTGGCCGGTTATCGCGCCTGCCAACGCAAGCGGTAATGATTCGGTGTTGAATTCGCGCTTGTTCTCTTTCCCGAACCGCCTGACCTCAAACGTCTCCCACTTCTTCAATTCAGCCCTGACCGGCGCGGTGCGGCTCTCAATGACCAGTTCCGATTCATTATCGCCACCACCAACTGACGGCATACGCTCGTCAAGTTCTTCAAACTCCATGCCCTCCGGTAAATCAATGCCTAATATCTGCGCTGCAATGGACGGCTTCATACCAGCGCCCACATAATTGAAAAATGATGTGGCTCTTTTGGCCTCGTCTTCCTGAAAGATGTCCATTTCGTCAAATCGGAACTCAATACGCAGACCAAATTGGTTTAGTAGTTGGTCATTGATTGTGTCCTCATAAATGCGCGCTCTGGGCTTCATGGTATCCTGCCAGAATGATTCGCGGTGTTCTTTGGCGGTCGCAAAGTTGGCCGCATCGTCTAACATGGTCTGGGGTATGCCAAACGCCCAGCATATATCTTTACGCGCCTGTGCCGTCAGTTCCGGCATAGCCAAATCCTTAAGCGGCTGGGTAAGCGTTTGCGGCTTGATGTTCTCTGTATTCACCGCCAACACGCGAAAGGCATTTCTAATGCCCGTCATGGTGCGCTTGAAGAAGCCCTGTACTCGCTCCTGCTCGTCTTTATCAAGCAGCCCCTGAACCCCCAATATCGTGACCGGCATTGCGCCGCCCTCGAAGAAGTAAGCCGCGAACCTTGACATATAGCGTAGAAGTTGCGCATCGCCCAATGAAGCATCGGTGGGGGATACACCCGGCCCAATATCATCGGCTGGGTTGAAGTCCTTGAAGTACACCATCTGCTCCGCGCTCCACGGGCCGGAATTGGGCGTGCTTTTGTCCTGCTCGAATATGTATTCACCGTCCACCATGCTCACGGTCATGGTAAACGGGTTCAGCCATTGCACGCCGTCCCGTTTCAGTTTGTACTTGGATGTGTCTAATTTCAGCCAGTAAGCCGCGCCCTTCAATAGCAACGCCGCCTCTGTTTTCCAGATCATATCGTGAAGTTTCTGCGGGAACGGCCATTCAGCCCCATTGTCCCCGTTCATCACGTACACGGGGCAGGAGATCAGCGAATCGCACCGCAACCGCATTGCCCTGTAAATCAGCGGTACATAAGCGTATGCGTGCTGCGCATTGATGATCTTGTCGCCCGCCCCTAATAGTCCCTCGTTCCAAGCCTCCGCCCAGCCAGGAATTGAAACGATGGCCTTGTGTTGTTTATCAATCTGCCATGATGTTAGCTTTGTCATCTTATACCTCAAATAATATAAATGCGCCTGATGTGATCAACCGCGCTGCTAAAGCCCGCGCAATCACAGTATCGTCATTTAAACCGGAAGGAGCTGAATACTGACTTCTCCCCGTTGCTGATACCTTGCGCTCGTATGCTTCTAATTCGCCAGTCCAGGTTTGATCATCCTGCCACTGGATTTCCTGCTTTTCCAAACATAATGCCAAATTCTCAATCAGTTCAGGTTTTGATTGCGCGGTGGTGTTAAATCCCATCACCGGCAACCCGTCCCTTTGCAGCTCTTCAAAGTTGGGCTTACCGATTGAGTTCAGTTCAACCAGTATTTTTGAGACCCGCCACGTTTCGCATAACGTTCTAATCCGGTCTCGCTGGACGTGGTAGTCAATTTGATTAAAACGGTCGCGCGCAACTTCCATCCGGCAGTTTCGGCAGACTGCGCTGATGGCGGTGAAATCGACCTGCTGCGCCCAGTCCACGCCGGACACTATCTCATGTCCCGCGTGATCTTCGGGCTTGACATCCAAAGGCGCTTTCATGCAGGCATAGATGTTCCTGAATACCGCGCCTTCGCCAGCAATTATTTTTGCGAGATATTCCTGTTCAAAAATTCTCTGCGTTTCCGTTTCTTTTATTTCATCAATGAGCCTTTTATTAATAGTCGGGTTTTCATAACTGGTTGCATGTAATTGCATCCACCCATTTAAATCGGCGGCGTTGTGCCAAATCTTCGATGCCCAGTTCATTCCTTTGGGAACGCCGGAGAATGAAACCCAGCCACCATAATCAAGCAAGGTGGCACGCAAATACTCATTCCATACAATCTCTTGCATAAGCGTAAATTCATCTACAACCGCACCCTGAATACCCTCGCCGGCTAAAGATGGCGGGTTATCTGCGGTACGAAACCAAATCTCGCCCAAATACGGGATTTTGATTTCGTGGTTCGTTTTGTTTATGTAATTTCGCGGGTCTAAATTCAACTCTTTATATATCTTTCTTGCAGTTCTCGTTACTGCCCGCCATGCTCTTTTCATTGAGGCAGATTGCCACGATAGACCTACCCACCAATAGAGGCCTGGATTTTTCTGCATGTGATAGTAGATGCGCTGTTCATTTCCGTCGGTTTTTCCCCAGCGCCTTCCACAGAACGCAGCAACACTTCCTTCATAGGTAATAAGTTGGTGCTGTTTATCACTATGTGGCCTCCTCATCGGGATTGTGATTTCCGTCATAATCGTCTACCCACTTGAAATTAATTTCCATCTTATTGCCCAATGAAGTTAAATCAACACCCTGAACCGGCTTGCCAAGCACATAATCCGCGAGAAATTGACGTGCTGTTTTATCGCCGCGTTTTGCCTGTTCAATAGCCTTTCTTACTATGTCCTGCCAATCAGCGGTTTTAACCAATCTGACAAGCGATTTCATATATCGCTGTTGATGCGCCGGTCGCCCGCCAGGATTACCAGATTGTCCTTTTACAAATGGCATTGTTATCTATTGTTCTCAATGGCTTCCGCAAACTCATCCGCGTCATAAATGACGATATACAAATACCGCTCACCTACCTGCAATTCAGCGAACCTGGTCATCAATCTGACCTCGCTCTCCGGTAAGTCCAGAATGATGCGCGGTGAACCATCGGCCATTGTCTGTACTTTGGTTATGCCCGCCGGAAAGTCGCAGAGAGGTTTTAATTCGGGCATCTATACTCCAACCAGTCATCAACGGCCTCAACAGACGAACACCATCCGCGCGTCCAGCCCAAATCAAGCCAAATACAATACGGTAAGGTTTTCTGTATCATACGTTCATAAGTCCAGAATACGGCAGTGTCGTTATCCTTCATACCCAATACCACGCGCCCACTTCTCCAACTTCTCTACACGCACCGTCAAATCCGGATTAACGACTGGCGGGTTCGGCTCTGGCTCAATCACTTCTACG